CGATTACGCCTGTGTCGTATCGCGTGTACTACAACGCAAGCTCGATCTACGGCACGCCGCTGGCGCTGGACCTTCCAGAAGTCAGCCCGGGCACGACCAGTGGACCGTACTGCTACAACGGCAACAACGGTGTCCAGATCAACTTGGTTGGGTACTGGAACGACAACAGTCCGACCGTGTTTGTGCCGCTGGCTTCAAGCAGCTACATGTACGACAACTCGGGCAACAAGATCATCCTGCAAGATCTGCCCACGTCCATCAATACTTTTATGACCTCTCCGGTGGTCGCGGAGTACACGGTTCAGACCAGTCCTTTGTCGGCTTATCCGGTGATCAAGCAAGCTGGGCTTTTGCTCCTGACGCATCTCTATAACAATCGCTCGAACACAACCGAGCCAATCATGCATGAGATCCCGTTTGGCGTTGCTCAGCTTTTGCGGCCATACAAGCCTTTGGTGATGTGACATGGCAATCGCGCGTTTCGAGAACATCGCTGTCAACAATCTGGGCTTTGGCAAGTCCGATTTTGGCGAGCAGTCAACCACGATTACGAAGTGGTTCGATACGCGCGCGCGTGTAGCTGATGTGGCTAACAGCCTGAGAATCAGCGAGAAGTACCGTCTGTACCAAGACTTGGTCAACTTCACGGTGAACTACACGCCCAACATGAAGCAGATCGTGGATCGGCAAGACCTGTATTCGTTCACGTGGCGCAATCACGAATGGCGAATCACTGATTGCCGTGAATCGAACGACCGCATGAGCATTACGTTCATGTGCTATCGCAACGATCCGGTCACGGCAGTCTGACATGGCACAAAGCAACGTAGTCCAGTACGGCAAGGCGATTCAGTACCAACTGAGTCAAATTGTCACGCCTGTGCCGGTCTATGTGGCATTCAACCGCAACTTCTCCACGCAGCCGAAGTTCATCACTTGGTTTCTGCGCGACGTCCACCAAGAGGTGTACACGGGCGTGAACCAGAACAACAAAGGCATTGATCGACCAGTATTTCAGATCTCCATCTTCACGCAGCAGATCGAAGATGGTTTCACGATCAGCGATCAAATACTACAATCTTTGCATGGATATAACGGGTTGTTTGGCGGTCCAACGTTCGGCTTTAACGTATCCAAAGCTGACGTTTACTGGCTGTACAACTCATACGACAACACCGAAAAAATGGCGCAGATTTTTCTGGACTGCCGTTTAGACATTCCAACATAAGACAACCAACCGTCTTCACTGAAAGGAATCGAAATGGCCCTGCCAAACAAAGTTCTACCCGGTTTTAGCGCTACGCTGTACGCACAACCTAGCGCCACGCCAACTCCGCTGACCGTCACGCAACTCAGCACGCTGGCTAACGTAGCGGCCATTGCAGTGTCTGGTAACCAACTCAACGTCGAAGCTATCCCGGCCTTCGGTCAGGATGATGCAATGGCGAACTTTGCCGTGGCTGGTTCGCGCCAGTCCGACAAGATCCCGACGCAGGCTGCGCCGACCTCCATGACGATCACTGCGGCTTGGAACCCTTCGGACACCAACATCCTGCAAATGCGCGCTGATGCCTATAACGGCACCATCGACCGCACGTTTGTGGTGGCCGCTTCTGACGGCACCAACATCGTGTACTACGCTTTCAATGGCCGCGTCAGTCAATTCCAGATCGACGCACAACCCGGTGCGGAAGCCAAGGCTATCTTCACCGTTCATCCCCGCGGAAACCAGTACGGCTGGTCCAACAACGTTTGAGGTGAATCATGGCACTGCCCAATAAAGTCCTACCCGGTTTTTCGGCATCGCTGTGGTGCCAGTCTGCGGCTACGCCGACGCCGCTTACCACGGCTAACCTTTCGGTGTGGGCCTCTCAGGTTCAGACCATCGTTGGCACCGCGGCTGGTGGCACAGGCTCTGCTGGTCAGCAATTGAACGTCGAGGCCGTGCCTGCATTCGGTCAAGACGATGCCATGGCTAACTTTGCTGTGGCCGGCTCGCGTCAGTCTGACAAGATCCCGACCCAAGCAGCGCCCACCAGCATGACCATCACGGCAGCTTGGAATCCTTCGGATGCCGGCCTGCTTCAGATGCGTGCTGACGCTTATAACGGCACCGTGGACCGCACGTTCGTTGTGGCTGCATACGACGGCTCCAATACCGTCGCATACGCCTTTAATGGCCGTGTTTCCCAGTTCCAAATTGACGCGCAGCCGGGTGCTGAAGCCAAGTGCATCTTCACCGTGCATCCGCGCGGCAATCAATACGGCTGGAGCAACAACTAATGATCAGCAAAGTCATCGAAGAAATCAGCTCGAGCTACGGTGACATTCGGTCATTGGCCCGGGCTGCGGAAGTCTCTCCTAAAGAGGTCGCCGCGGCCTTGGCTAAAGCAAAGCCGGGAACGGTGGAGCACGTCGTTCTGTCACTGCTGGCTGAATACCATCCTGTGGTAGACGCCCCGGTTGAAAAACCGGTTATAAAAGAAGAGTAGACATGACAACGACAATACAAAATACGAATGACCTCTTAAACTTTTTGATAAGCCGATCCGGTTCTGGTGACAAGAACTGGTTTGGCTTTTCTGAACAGCGGATGACCTCCATCACGCTGGCGCATGACATCGCAAAGATGCATGCAGACAAGATGACGCCTGAAGAGGCTGTCAAATACGCAATCGATTTGAACAGTGCGATTTATCGCCTGATCATTCGACCACCACAAGGATAAGACATGAAACTCTCTGCCGCCTTTGGCGTTTCCGATCAAATTCGCATCAAGACTTTTGAGCTTCAGGGCCAAACGCTGCGCGTGCGCGTGCCCAGAACCAAAGACCTTGAGGAAATTGCAAACAAGTGCGAAACGATTGATCAGGCTAAGTTTGCTGAGCGCTATCAAAAAGCCATTGCCGCATTTGACCGCAACGTGCCAGTTGAAGGCATCGAATTTACCGACGATGACGTGATCGTTGATGGCCGCTCGACTAAAGAGCTTGTGCAGACCTCCATGAAAATGGAGAATCGCATCGTCGAATACGTGAAGCTGCTTGTACCGATTGACAACGGCACGATTGATGAATTGACGTATGAAGAGATCGAGGAAGAGTGGCCGTTTTCCATTCAACTCGAAATCCTCAACAAGATTTCTGAGGCCATCCAACCCGGATACAAGGACGCAAGAAAAAACTCCTAAGGGACATCCGCGCACAAGCTAGAGCATACGTCTACGCACACGGTGGATGTCCCGATGAGATACCGGCAGACGATATGCGAAACATCGAGATTGCATTGTCAGATGGATTCATAGGCAACAAGGGAATCTTGCTTGCCTTGAGCAATCTTGCTACTGGCAATCTCAACGCAAAGCTTGCCAAGGGAGCGCGCGCCTTCACGATGAAGGACATCCTTCCCGCCACACACGACTACATCGTTCCTCCGCTTTCCGAGCAGGAGCAGCGCGAGCTAACCAACGAACAACTCTTGGGCTTTATGGTGTCAGCACCGGGGGCCGAAAAGTTCTTGGAGAAGTATCGTGGCTGACTTTGAAAAAATCATCGAGTGGAAGGTAGAGGGTTTTGCCGAGCTAGAGCAGCAACTTTTAGCTCTGGCAAACCAGTTTCCCGTTGACACCGTTGTCAGACAGACGGTAGTCAAAGCACTCAAGCGCGCAGTTCAGCCAGTCGCTGAGCGTGCTATTGCATTGGCCCCATACGACTCCGAGAACCCTCGCAGTGCGTACCGGCCAATCCACATGAAAGACACCATCAAGTTCACGGCTCGCATTCCGCTCGATTCGGATATGGAGTCGGTGTACTTTGAGCCGGGTGCAATCGCATTAGGCATTGTTTCTGTGAAGAAAAGTGCCGTGTCCCTAGCGAATGAATTTGGTACATCCAGAAGGGGTGCAAGACCTTTCTTGAGGCGCGCACTGTCAGAAGAGCGCGAGAAGGTGGTCGACATCCTTGCTAAAGAAATGGCCGAAATTGTTCCTGCCTACGCAAAGAGAATGGCTAGGAGAAGAAAGTAATGGCTAAGTCACAAACAATAGCGAACCTTAACGTAACCACCAGCATGGATGCTGCCGGCTTTAAGGCTGGCGCAAACAACGTGGTTATTGAGGCTAACAACCTCAAGAACTCAATTGCCCGTCAGATGCGGGCTGCGGAAAAAGAGATTCAGACTCTGAAGTACGCAACCGAAGACTACGGCAAGACCGTTAGCAAGGTTACGCAGCTTGAGCGTGAGATTGAGGCTGGCCGGTTTAAGAACCTGAAGGGCAGCGAAGGCGGGCAGGCCATGATTGCGCGTTTGCGCGAGCAGGCCAAAGCTTATGACGAAGTAGCAGCCAAGGCCAAGACCGCGGCCACCGGTGGCCTCACAGAGCAGCAGAAGCTCCAGCTCACCTACCAAACGACTGACCTTGTCACGCAGATTGCGTCGGGACAAAACGCATTGATTGCTCTGCTCCAGCAAGGTGGTCAGTTGAAGGACTCGATGGGCGGCTTCCAAGGCATGTTCCGCGCTTTGGCTACCGTCATCACGCCTTTCCGCGTAGCGGTTGCTGGTGCTGCTTCAGCAGTCGGACTTTTGGCGCTTGCGTTCTACAAAGGATCGGAAGAATCTCAGCGCCTGCGCGATGACATGATTCTGACTGGCAACTATGCCGGTACAACGCAAAAGAAATTTTTTGAGCTGTCAGAGACTATCGCCAACAAGCTCAATGTCACAGTTGGCGACTCTAAGACAGTATTTGGGCAGCTGGTTGCGTCTGGCAAGTTTACTCAGCAGTCGATTGGTTCTGTTGGCGAAGCAATCTTGCGTATTGCAGACCTAAGTGGCAAAAGCGCAGATGAAATTGCTAAGGATCTTATTCCTGCGTTTGATGGTTCAGCTTCCTCTGCCAAGAACCTTAACGACAAGATGCATTTCTTGACGTTAGAGCAGTACAAAAATATTGAAGCATTAGAAAAGCAAGGTCGCATGCAAGAAGCCGCACGTCTTGCTGCTGATGCACTCAACGACAAGCTTTCAAATCAAGAACGTCGATTGGGCACTCTTGAACGTATGTGGAAGGCTATCACCACAACCGCCAGTGCGGCGTGGGATGCATTGCTTGGTATTGGTCGAGCCGAATCACCTGAAGAACGTATTGAGAAGCTGACAAAGCAGATCAATAAGATGGCAATGACGCTTCAAGGCGCCAATCCTGATTCTATTTATACCGATAAGCTTCGGGACAACATGATCGCCAAGATGAAAGAGCTTGGCGAGGAGATGCGTAAGCAACAAGAAAAACAAGAAGAAGAGCAGGCTAATCGCAAACAAACAGACCTAATCAATCGATACACAGCAGCCGGTGGGCTGCAAAAGCAGCTTGCGCTTGAAGACGAATTCTTAAAGCTAAGCACTCAAAATAAATATCAGAATGCCATGTTTAACGCTGGCATGACTCAGAAAATTTATCTTGAGGCAGAGGAAAAAATTGAGCTTGCACGTCAAGAGATGGCGCGCAAGAACAGAGATCAGAACAACGTATTTGAAAAGCAGAACGCGGCTATCCTCGCGCAGCAGATTATCGAGATTGAGAGAGACAAACGTCTGAAGCTCAGAGAGATTGCATTGCGTGAGACATTGTCTATACAGGCAATGATTGAAGAACTAGACGAAGCAATGGCTACAGAGATTGGCCGCAAAAACGAAGTATTTAACAGCTTAATTCGTGCTAATCAAGCAAACAAAGAAGGTCTTGAGATTGATCAACGCAAGCTTGAGTTGCAAAGAAATTTGATTGGTGCGACAGCTCAACAAGCCGCGCTAGAAAACATTCGTCTTAAATACGAAGAGCAGCGTCGAGCACTTAGGAACAATCGCGACGTTGATGATGAAAGAAAAGGTCAGCTCGAGCGTCAGATTGATCAAGCTGAACAGATCGAGCGCGCCAATGCAGCCATCCAAGACTCAATCATTCGGATTGGTCAGGTGTACGACGCAGTGTTTGGCAACATGATGAATGCCATTGAGCGGTTTGTGCGTACCGGCAAGATGTCGTTCCGCGACTTGGCCCGCAGCATCATTCAAGACCTGATAATGATTCAGATCAGGGCGCAGGCTACGGCACTGTTCTCGATGCTCATGGGCAACATTGGTGCGGCGTTCCGCTATGGCACCAACATCGGCTCGCAGCAAACCAGCATGCTTGCGGCTCAAGATTCATTCTTCAAAGCTGATGGTGGCCCTGTAGCTGGCAATCAACCGTATGTGGTTGGCGAACGCGGGCCTGAGCTTTTTGTGCCGCGTGGTGCTGGCACCATCATTCCCAATCACGCCATAGCATCAATGGGTACGACAAACGTGACTAACAACTACATCAACGCAATTGATGTGAAGAGCTTTGAAGATCGATTGCTTGGCAGTGCTAACACTATCTGGGCGGCTAACACGTATGCCCAGAAACGTCTGCCGCTGGGCGCAGGGAGAATGTGATGTCATTCCAAACCATTGTTAATATCCAGCAGTCCATGACGGTGAACAACCGTCGAACCATCGGCCAGCAGGTCACGCGCGGTGGTCAGATCAGAACGGCTCAGTACCTTACGTCGGTGCCTTGGGTCTTCACGATCACGCCTCATAACTATCTGTACTATCCGCAGGTCCGAGATGTCATTCAGACGATTGACAACCTCGACCGCCAGACCGCGGCCAACATTACGTTCAACAGCACAAACCTTCAGTGGTTTACTGAGTACAAAGGCGGGCTAAGCACCGTCCAAGCCTCTGCGCTGACTCTGGCCTTGGTGCCCCCGGCTAACTCGCAGACCATCACCGTCGGCAACCTGCCTTCTGTGGCTTCCTCTACGGTGGTGTTTGCGGCTGGAGACTTTCTGCAGCTTGGCAGCTACGTCTATAAGGTGACGCAGGCCGTCCTGCGCGGATCTGGTTCTACTGTGTCAGTAAACCTGCATCGTCCCGTGATTGGTACACCGGCCACGGGAACCCTAACCGCGGTTGGTAAGGACGTGTACTTCCCGGTCTACGCAGAGGTCTGCCCGACCTACACACTCACGCCCATGACTAGCGGTGCTTTTGTGGCTTGGGATCAACCGTTTGTGTTTCGGGAGAACGTCGCACCATGACCACCACGATGGCCGCGCTTAACAGCGCAAACATTCGGCACGCAGAGTTTGTCAAGTTGTCGGTCGGCGACCCGTCTTCTCCGACCGTCTACACGTTCTGTAACGCTGCTGCTCCGGTCACGGTTGGCGGCATTACGTTCAGCTCACTCGGTGCGCTATTAGCTGTTGGCGAGGTCCAGCGGGACGTTAAAGCCACGTCTTTTGACATGGCAATTTCTCTTACTGGCATCGACCCTAACTATGTGGCTTTGATCCTCTCAAGCAACATCAAAGGCAGCACAGTCGAGGTCTGGCGCGGATTTCTAGACTCTGACAACCAAATCATTACGACGCCCACCACGCAGTTCTTCAAGCGCTGGCAGGGCATCATCAACAACGTCAGCATCTCGGAAGACTTTAACCAGCAGCTCCGGCAGCGCGTGGCGACCTGCACGATCACGTGCTCAAGCATGCGTCGGGTACTGGAGAACCGGATTGCAGGCATCAAGACAAACAAGACAATCTGGCAGTCGATCTATTCCGGCGACACGTCAATGGACCGGGTAGATGCGATTTCTAACACCTACTTTGACTTCGGCGGCAAGCCTAACGTCGGTGGTATCGCAAGCCCCGGCGGCGCACAAGATATACCTGAGACACAACAAAATTGATTCGCGAAGCCTCTAAATTTGATCTAAGTGCTTGTGTAGAGATGATGCGTAAGTACGCATCGGAAGCTCCCATTCTCAAGCTAAGGGACGAGCAGTATCACGATGAAAAGCACATACGTGAACTGCTAATGACCTTGATCATTGGAAGAGGGTTTGTGTTGGTAGACAGCGAGTACAGAGGAATGGCCGCGGCCATCGTCGTGCCAAACGTCTGGTGTCCTGAGATCAATGAGGTTCGAGAGCTTGCTTGGTGGGTTGACCCAGAGCACCGGAATGGAACAATTGGCGGCAAGCTGTTTTTGGCCTTTAACAAAAAAGCACAAGAGTTGGTGGACCAAGGCAGGGCAGAGATGACGATCATTTCGCTAATGCCTCAAAGCCCAAAGATTGACTTGGAGAGTCGCGGTTTTAAGAAGATCGACTCTACATACTGTAAGGAATAAGAGATGGTCGGAACAATGATCGCCGGAACAGTCCTTGGACTAACTGCTGGCACATTCGCATACGGTGCGACCGTTTTTGCCGTCAACTTTGCGTTGTCCTACGTTGTCAATCGCGTGTTTGGCGCAAAGCCGCCAAGCCAGCAAGACAACGGTGTAAGGCAGCAAGTCCCGCCATCTGCCGACAACTCTATACCCGTTGTCTACGGTGATGCTTGGCTAGGTGGCACGTTTGTCGATGCAGTTATGAGCACCGACAACCAAGCCATGTATTACGTGTTGGCGATTTCTAACATCTCGCCAAACGGTCAATTCACTTTTGACACGACCAAGTTTTACTACGGTGACCGACTGATCACTTTTGCTCCCGGCACCAACCAAGTCGCATCTCTTACAGACGGCGCTGGTAATGTAGACACCAAGATCAACGGTTATCTCTACATCAACCTTTACACCTCAACCGCGGCTGGAACAATCACGACCGTTTTGGGATCTGCACCCAGCGTTGCCATGGGCGGTGTGGACATCCCCGCTTCTCTGCGTTGGCCTGCTACTGGCCGTCAGATGAACGGTCTGGCGTTTGCCATCGTCTATCTCAAGTACTCTCAGGACGCAGGCTCTACGGGTCTTCAGCCGCTGACGTTTAAGGTCAATCATGCTCTAAATGGAACCGGCGTCGCCAAGCCCGGATCGGTGCTTCAGGACTACCTGACTAATGCCGTCTATGGCGGTGCTGTGCCTATCGCCAACGTCGACACGGCAGCGTGCGCGGCGCTCGATGCGTATTCCGATCAGACAATCACCTACACCCCTGCGGGAGGTGGATCGGCCACACAAGCTCGCTATCGCATCAATGGTGTTATTGACACGGGCGAAACCGTCCTAAGCAATATCGAGAAGATCCTCACGGCTTGCGACTCTTGGATTGGCTATCAGGCTGAGTCTGGGCAGTGGGCGCCGATCATTAACAAAGCAGAGTCCACCGGATTTGCTTTTGACGACACGAACATCATCGGCGACATCCGGGTGTCGGCCACCGACATCACGTCCAGCATCAACGAAGTCGAGCTGTCATTCCCGTGGAAAGAAAACAAAGACAAGCCGGGATACGTGTATCTGTCGCTGTGGAAACCCACACCGTCACCGCTTCTCTACCCTAACGAGCCAATCAATAAGTACACCGCGACCTTGAGCATGGTCAACGATTCGGTGCAAGCTCAGTACCTTGCCAACCGAATGCTCGAGCAGGCCCGCGAGGACTTGATTGTTTCGTTCAACACTGCTTACCCGGGAATTCAGGTCAACGCGGGTGATGTGGTCAGTGTGACCAACTCGGCTTATGGATGGAACGCCAAGCTGTTCCGGGTCATTAAAGTCAACGAGACTTCCCTGCCGGACGGCAACCTTGGCGCTCGGTTTGAGCTGACTGAGTACAACGCTCAGGTTTATGACGATGCCACGATTACGGCATTCGCTCCTGCGCCAAATTCTGACCTTCAGTCGGGCTACTACTTTCCGGCATTGTCAGCCCCAACGGTAACCGACCAAGCCCCCGCAGCGCAGCCGCCGACCTTCAGCGTTGTCTGTCAGCTTCCTTCTACGGTTCGCGTCACGCGGGTCACGCTGTATTACACGACTGTCGTTAGCCCGACCGCAAGCGATTGGAAGGTGTGGGGCACCGAGTCGGCATCTAACGCAGCCGCTTTCACTCCGGGGCTTTCTCTCAAGTTCCCAAATGTCAACCTAGCACCGGCAACCTACTACTTTGCTTTCTCAGTTGCGAATGAGATTTCCACCTCTCAACTCTCAACTACATCATCTTCGTTTGTTTGGTCGCCGACTGCGGGAGTAGGCCCCACCGGACCAACTGGATCGGGCGGCGCGACAGGCCCAACTGGCAGCACCGGCGCAACCGGAAATACGGGCGCAACCGGCGACACGGGAAACAAAACGGCGAGGGCTACGGTTTATCAGTGGGCTATCACGATACCAGCGGGTCCTACCGGGACATCAACCTACACATGGTCAACCGGCACATTCACGCCCGATCCTTCCGGGTGGTCTTCCACGATCACGGCTTCGCCAAGCCCCGGCTTTACTCTGTGGTCGGCTACGGTTTCGCTCATCGCGGCTAATTCGGCCACAACCTCTACGATTAGTTGGACAAGCGCAAGCATTCTGTCAGCAGGCTATGCGGGAATCACAGGTCCAACGGGAACTACCGGACCCACTGGAACCGCAGGCCCAACGGGCGCACAAGCTCGCCTGATGTATGCGCGGATTGCCAACAACCCGACTCCGGTTGCAGGAACGGTTACGGTCAGCGGCGACAACAAGCCAAGCGCAGCGCAAGCCGGTGCAGTTTGGGGAGCAGCGTTTGCTGTCACTTGGTATGACTCCGACCCCAACCCGTCTAGCAACGATTCTCTGTATCAGGCAGACGGCATTTTTAACGGCACAAACACTGTTTGGTCTGCGCCCTACATTTCTGCGTTGAAGGTCGGCACGCTCTCGGCCATCACAGTCAACACCGGAGCATTGACGGTTCAAGACTCAATAACTGTTAGCAGCACCGGAAACATTAAAGGTGGACAGACCGGCTACAACACCGGCACCGGTTTTTTCCTTGGGTATTCGGGAACTGCTTACAAGTTCTCAATCGGATCATCCACGCAGTCGCTTCTGTGGGACGGCACATCGCTAACGCTCAACGGCAACATTATCAGCAGCGGAAAAGCAGAGTTCTATGGCAATAACGGTGATTTGTTGGGAACTGCTGTTAAAGCAAATACAACCGGCGCGGCAGATGTTGGAATGGCGGGCTTTGCAGGCTCAAGCACACTTGGCGTTGGTGTTTCAGGTCAAGCAAGCGCAGCCAGTACGGTAGGGGTGGTTGGGGTAGTCAGCACAACTTCTGCAAGAGCAGGCGTATTGGCTCGCACAAGCATTGCAGGCGGCACGGGTCTTGAAGTCAACGGTCTGATGAAGATTGACAACACAACCCTTGTTTCGAACCTGAACGCAGACTTTGTAGACGGCAAGAATGCAGCCGATTTTGTGCAAGTGGCATCCGGCACAAGCAACAACAATTACATCTACTTTGTCAACAACAATACCGCACCCGTAGACCCCAACAACCGAGCCGCATGGATTCGACTTTCTACCAATGATGGTAGCTATGTCTACTTCCCCGGCTACCTGTGAGGCAAAAATGAGAACCGTTACGATCAATGGTCAAACCGTGTATCAGGAAATCCACTCCTACGACCACAATGTAGG